GCCGATTTCCTCGAGGATGGTTTCGTTTTCGGTGTCGACCCAAACTGAGGTGAACGGCAGCTTCCGGCGATTCTGCCGAACGCCGCCCGCGACTTTCTCGGACGCCGAGGCCAGCGAATCGTATTCGTCCGTCGGCAGGACGATGTGCCGGCAGAGCACGTCCGTGTTGCCGTCCAGCGTCGCGACCGCGTCTTTGACTTTCTCGGAGACCGTCTTCGGAAACAGCTTCACCATGTTGCGCTTCGAAATCGAGCGCTTGACGTGGATTTGGTTTATCCGCCCGTTCGGCCCTTCCGCCCATGCGGCGTCACGCATGTGGAGCGTCTTGTAGAGCAGCCCGTCGTAGCTTTCGTTCGGATGCAGGAAAATGAGCGCGTTGCCGATCGTGACATAATCCCGGTCGGCTTCCTTCGCCGCGCGCGTCCAGCCGGAGTTCGAATCGTACATCGCGAGCCGCATTTGCTCGCTCGCCCAATCCAGCCAGATCAGCGCCGACGAATCGTGATTGACCATCTCCGATTGCGTGCGCGCATGAAACCAGGGCTGCCCAGGCGGCCGCAACATGGCGTTGATCGCGTTGGCGAGATCACGCGACGCCATTACCGCCGCGCCCGTCATCAAGTGAGAATAGAACTCCATGCCGATAGAACGGACATAAGTATAGTCCGCGCGCATTGGATCAAATTGCTCCGCGATCGCCTGCCACAAAGATAGAATTGGTATCTTCTTGGCGAACAGTACGTCGCCAATGCTTATGAGTTCGCTGACGCGCTGGCGCAAAGCAGTTCCTTACGATGTCGCCGCGCCGAGGGTCCGTCCTGCGTAGCTATCCGAGGCTGCCGTCGCGACGGGCGCGCGCGAGGGCCCCGCCTGCCCCTGCCGCCCCATGATCGTGCTCTGCCGCCCGGCCTGCGCCATCGTGGCCGCCGTCGCGACCTTTCCCGCCTCGAGCACGGCGGGCGAAGTCGGGTCTGGCATTGGGGCGGCGGCGGCGACCTGGGGGACGGCTGGCTGCCGGAAGAGATTGGCCATGGTTCATCTCCACGATCGTTCGTTCGTACTCTACGCACTTGGGATTGTCACGTTCCCGCGTAACCCGCGCCCTTCTTCAAGGCCGAATATCCCATGTTCGAGGTCGCCGGGCGATCGTTGCCGCTGCCGTGGCCGAACCGCGAGCGGCGCATCGCCTTGTCTCCTTCCGACCAGGCCATGACGACGGCGTCGGCCTTGTCCGGAGAGCGCCCGAGCCGCTTCTTGACGTCCTTCTTGTCTTCGATCTGGATTTTTGCGACGTCTTGGAAATACTGCGGGGCCGCGAGTTCGGCTCGCAATTCCGGATCATCGGGCAGAGCGACCAGCGAGCCGCCAGTCTGATCCGGATTCAGTGCCTCGCGAAAGCGCCACCAAACCTCGGCGCGCTTATTGACGAACGATCGGCGGGCGCCGCCCTTCTCGCGCGCGGTCGATCCTGCCGAGCCGTTATAGCGCACCGTCTCGATCTGATTGTCTTTCAGCCGGCCTACGCAGTCGCCGCCGTAGCCGCCGCCGCAGTCGACGACGATGCCGCAGGCGTCGCGCCGATGCTTGACGATCGCAGAGGCCTGTGTCGAACCGTCGGGTGCATCCTTGCCGGCGATCGTGATCAGCGGCGCGTACCATTCGCCGTAACGCGGCGCGAGGACGACGCGATCGCCGCCGCCAGCGCCGACGTCCGCCGCCAGCGCCGTCATGGCCACATCTTCTGGAGGCTCCTTGGTCCATCGGCGTTGCGCCGCTAATATCCAATCCGTCGGGATTACCTGGCACTCTTGGTCCGCGCGCGAGGCCATGAAATTGCCATCGCGGATGGCGGAGCGGAGCGGCTCTTCGAGAGAGTCGAGGGTCGCCTGATACCCGGTCCGCGAGAGGTAGGGGTTATCCTTCAGCTTCCCGGGAATGAAGGTCCGCGACTGCGGGATCAGGATATCGGCGCGGCCTGGGAATTGATGCGGACGACCATCGGGGACTTCGAAGTCATTCCCGTCGGGATCTTTGACGTAGAATCTGAGCTCAGAAAACTTTGCGGGCCGCTCGTGCGTCAGGTCTAGCCATGGTCGAAACATTTCTATCAGCCAATCTCCCTGAGAATTGACAGGGGGATTAGTCGCCAGTACGGCTCTGGTTCTCTGCAATGGATCAGTTGAGCGTATCCAGCCAAGGTGAAATTTGATTATACTTCGATCCATTTGCGCACATTCATCAAAACCCTTAAAATCGAACGGCTGACCTTGCCACTTCTCTAGAGCGGCACCAGTGAACTGGATGAATCGACCATCAACTGTCCGGAGCGAAGGTGGCGACGAACCGTTGTATCCAACCTTTGTCCCGTTGATTTGGATAGCCCGCTCGGTGAGAGCGTCAAGATCCGAGAATTGAGCCCTCATGATGAGGGACTTTTTGTGCGCGGTCGCGGCTAACCCGAGGAGAAGATCAGAGTTGTGGGTGACGATGTAATCGTCGGCTATATAGAGTCCATATGGACTGTCGACGGTTATGCAGCGCGCTTGCGCTGTTCTAGATGGCTCGATCGCAGTAATAGCCCGCATGTTTTCCGCGCCGCCGTTCCACTCCCATATGCACCGCCTTTTTTTACGAAGAATTCTGAAGAACGGCGCAGCGTTTGGCAGCCAAATATATAACGTATAGGCACGCCGCCCTTCTTTAGTTTCGCCCTTATAACTATAGGTTGGAATGCGATCGCCCATCGTCGCCTTTCCGCCGAACCCTCGCACCAGATCAGCGACGCCCATAGCCAGACGTTCGCTAGTAGACGTGAACGACGGATGCCCTCTCGTGTCGACAGTCCCGTCGGTGTCGAAAAGGCCGCTCAAAAAATCTATCCGATATTTCAGATCGGCAGTGAAAACATACTCCGGAATAAATTTTTCCCATGATCGGCAATATCTAAGGCCGTGATTTCTAAGCCAAACATCCGCAGCCTTTCTAATCCTGCCCCTAGCCGCATATTCCTTTGGACGCCCATCAGAATGAAAGACGTTCTCGGGGACAAATCCGACATCTAGTAAATATTGCCTGACCTCATCATCGCACGACGTCACGCTTAATCCGGCATGGTGACCGTCCCCAAGCATGACCCCCGCTAGATACGGAGGCATTGATCCGTGACCGGTACGACCGTTGACGGTAAAAAGAATCGGTTCACAGAGTGGAATGCGCGGTTCAAATCCTCTCTTGAGGACACGCATAAGTTCGGCTGTGTCTCCAACGCGGAAATTGTGCCATCGATCTCTCGGCTCTAGTGAACCTAAAATTCCTTGCGAATATTTTCTCTGATCTGAATCTTTTGATCGCGGTCTTTTGAGATTTGAAATGTGGAAAGCCCACAAGTGCTCAAGACCACACTCCATGGTTGCTCCATCATCGCAGGTTACGCGATAGATTGGCATTTCCCCATGTTCATGGATGGCAATGACCTTGGTGTGGCCCCCGGTCGTCGGGTCTGAAATATTATCGCCGATTTTCAGATCTCCCATGAGTCGCCAGCCCATGGGGGTAAGGATTTTCGAATCAAGCGGGGATAGCTTCCCGGCGCCGCCGCTTCCGCCATAGAGTAATATATCTGCCTTACAGAAATACCCAAGTTCCTGGGCGCCCGGACTTGGTAACCACCGCATGTCCGCGCTGAACGCCATCGCGGCGCCGACGATTTCGTCGCGCGTGTCCTTCGGCAGTTTTGCGAGTTCGATCGCGAGTTCGTCGAGCGACAGGCCTGACCAATCTGGAATCCCGGACAGATCGCTCATACGCCGCGGCGCTGGGCCGCCCCGCTATTACGAGTGGTACGACGCGGTCGTAAGCTGGGCGCCGACCTGGATGGCGCCGTTCCGCAAGACAGCGACGGGATAGAACCCAGTCTTGGCGGTGTCGGTGATCGCGAGTTCGAACAGACCGGAGGCGTTGGTGATGACGGAAACGGCTTTGGAGGTTGTCCCGACGCCGAGAATTGTGCCGTCGGTCGAGACCGCGGCGATGCCGCCGGATGGCGTGGTCGCCGTAATTCCGGCTCCGGTTGCCGAATCCGACAGGTAGAGATCAAAGGCGAAAGGCGCGGCGATCGCGGCGCCGTCCACATCCT